GGCCGGCTATCATGATGCACGGCCGCCTCTTGTTGTGCGTGTGGTGAGACGTTTGCATCGAGTCATGCGCCCGGCAGTTTATGCTGCTGCTGTTGCAGCCCAGCGAGGCGTTGGCGCGGTTGCTCGTGGTGTGGTCCATGTTGGACGAGTGGCAATGGCACCGCCACCGCCCCCTTTTGTTCCGTTCGCTCCACCGGTTGGCCCAGGTCTTCTCGTTGCCGCACCGCCTAATCCTGGTGCTATTTTAGCAGCGGCTATGGCTGCCCATGCTGCCGTCCAGGGCGTTGGTCCTCCTGCTGCCCCTCCTCTATTGCCTCCACCAGTCGATTTGACAGTGTCCGATGTGATTTTGTTTCTTAATTCACCTAGTGGTAACCGCACGTTCGGGGATAGGGTTCTTGACTTTCTTAGTTCTATTATTCCGGGGCTTCATGGACTCGATGAACCTCACCTCAATGAGCCTGCCTGGTTTACGCAGCGTGAGGCTCTTGATGTGCAGAATACGGTCGACAGGCGCTATATTTTTGACCTCTTTTGGCGGTTTCGTAGTGAGCGGAATGTTAGTAGACAAAACACCGTGCTGGCTCGGTCACACACTGCCGAGTTGGTTTTGACAGCAGCCTCCTTTGACTCGTTTCAGGACGCCATGATCTTTCCAGGTATGATAGTTGCCTTGACCCGCGTTGCTAACACGTATTGCAAGGATGTTATGGCTCGTGATATTGTCTTTTGGAATGGTGAGAAAGCGATGGAGATCCGCACTAATTATAGCCTTGCCGTTCGCCAATGTGCTATTAAGTTGCCTGATTATCAGACCTGGTTTGATTATAATATCACGATCACTAATAACACAATTGATCACTTTGTCCAGGTCATGCTGTTTCGTGATATAGTTAGGCTGATGCGTACTCCAGTGACTGCAATGAAGCCAATTTTTCGGGTAAAGGGGCACTCCAGGACTTCCCGGAGGTTCGCCCCTGCTTTAAGGTAGGTGTTGCCGACTGCCTTGTTAGCAAGGTGTATGTATATAATAATCGGTTTACTTGTATAAAAGGTGCGGAGTTTTGGAATGATGGCCATTTGCAGTTTCCGGAAGGTAAAGAGAAGGAGGACGGAACTTATCGAACTTTTTTTGGCCCGGCCCCTATGCACAACGGGGTCATTTATGCGAACACTAATGCCAGTTTGGCTCTTGCCATCAGGCGGCTCACGGCTGTGCGGATGCCTGAGATCCCTGGGTATCATTATCAGCTTTTTCGTAATCAGGTCCAGTTTATAAATGCTCACAAGGATTGGCTCTTGGGATTGCGTGAGCGATATACTCCATATTTTTCTGACTGGGTTACAGCTCGGTTGGAGGCCGAGGCACATCACGCTGACCCCCACCCGAAGCGTGAGTTACGGATCCAAGCTTGGCGTGAGTTGTGTGAAACTGCTCATGTCAATGATCCTGATCATACTTGGGAGATGCAGAAAAATTGGTGGAAGTTGAAACTCAATGAGTGGGGAAAGAGTGGAAAATATCCACGGACAATAGTTGACTTGTTTACTCCTGCGTCCTTGCTCGGTTTCAAGCTGTGTGAGCGTATGAAGATCGCCTCCTCTCTTGAGAACATCCACATTAACGGTGGTGACATTTGGTTCATTAAGTCTCCTGAGCCTGGAATCATGAAGCAAGCCTTCGAACTGTTGTATAATCCACCCGGTCGCTTTTTCTTCATTTTTTTCTCTGATGACTCCGTCCTTGCCATCCGCGATGCAGTTGGCAAGGTCCATTGGTTTTGCCTCGATCTTGTCTCTTGTGATTCCTCGCATGACGCCCGCATGTTTAAGGCAGTTGGGTGGGTTGTACCCGCCGTCGCCCTGTTTGACTGGAAACGCGTTGTTCGGCAATGTAAGTCGCCTCTCAAGCTTCGGTCTATGGTTGACAAGAAGGTTACTGTAGTCGTCAAACCTGTCGACCCACTTCTTAAGTCTGGGGTAACTTGTACTGGCCTGGTCAACGGGGTTGCCAATACACTTCTAGCTGTGTCCATCTCTGAGTGCGTTTTTGTTGATGGCGAGAGTATCCGTGTTGCGTGCGAGCGTGTCGGGTATATAGTCACGGGATGGGAGCAGGAGTGCGAGTACTTTGAGGATGTGCAGTTCCTCAAACACTCCCCTGTTCGTGACCGGTCTGGCGGGTGGTCGGCCATGCTCAATTTTGGTTGTTTTCTTCGTGCAAGTGGCGCTTGCAAGGGAGACTTACCAGGGCGTGGAGCGATCAAGGAGCGCGCAGAGGCGTTCCAAGCCGGATTGCTGCAAGGGGCGTACCCTCGGACACATTGTACCGCTTTAGACAACATGCGCGCCACATATGCGCACATTAGTAAACCCACTCTTTCTGATACCTTTTTGTGGAAGGTGCACGACCTTGGTACTGAACCTACTGAGTTCAACATGGTTGATGTGCATCACGATTCTCGCGTTGTAAATGCTATTGATTCTTCCGTCTATTTACGTTATCGTCTTGATGCTGTCGAGATCGAATACTTTGAAAATACCTTTTGCCGTTCTGGCTTCCAGACGTTTCACAATCACTCTTGTCTTACTAAAATACTTGATAAAGATTATTCAGGTATGCAAACACTCTCC